TCCCTGTCCCTTCGGGCAACCAATCATTTTTATTCTCCCATTACTGTATCGCTCAAAGTCCCAGCTATCATAGCTTCCCTCCCCACCTGGATGCCATTGGTTGATAGCACTAGAGTCAGTGATATGTTCATAATGAAACTCATTTTTAATCTTAGTGTTCCAGTAATCCATACGCTGAATGATCTGTTGGCATAGTCGTTTGTATAGATGTCTTTCTCCTAAGTAATCTACCTCATCAAAGACAGTCCATATGTTCCCTCTCTTTGTGGGTATCATTTGAAGAAAGGTAACAGCAGAATAAACCTGACCTAAATCATAACCTATTATTATTGGATGCCCAACCTTCGGCATTAACCCACTCCCCTTTATCTCATCCCCTTTCTTATGAAGTTCGGGTGCGTAGTAATCTCTGAACAAGGCTTCACCGCTTGGCCTGTCTACCCATTCACCTTCAATTAATCTTCTCCACTCAACTGGATCTGCTTTAAGAATAGACTCAAGGTTATCAACGTACCCTTCCGGCAAACGCTTAGTATTCTCTTTGATTGGGACATGGTAGACTTTGTACCTAATGTTTCTCTTGCCATTATCTTCTATGATGTCTTCAAAGAACTGCTTGTAAACCCAGTGGCTTGGCCCTTCAGGGTTGCAGCTTGCAAGGAATTGTTGTGGCCCTCTAATCCCTCGCCTTCTTCCTAACTGTGCCGCTGGGTAACGAAAGTATTCCACTCCATCACATTGTGTAAGCTCATCAACATAGACACAACTTGGTGCTGGCCCTTTGATCCTAGTTTCTACAGCAGCGGCATATGGAATTGATATAAGAAGGATCTTACTCCACCCACCGAATCTATTCTTAACCCATCTATGCCTGTCTTTTGTATTGGGATCTAGCTTGGATGCTGTGTACTCAAGACCTATGCCCTCCTCCCATTGTGGTAGTATTAGAGTATCTAGGTCATGCCATATACCTTCCGCACCTGTTCGAATACTCGGAGCAATGATCATAACTAAAGCATTCTCCTCTTCATAGGCATGGCGTATTAGCTTATGAGCGAAGCCTATAGTTTTACCTGATCCTTTTTCCCCGTAGCCTAGTATAAACCTAGTACCGTCATCGAAGATCTTTTGCTGAGTCTTGTTGAGATCAGGATGCCAAGACTTTGATTCTGCTATAGTTGTGGTAGCAGCAGTAGCTAAGGCTTCCACTTCCTCATCACTTAGTGGTTCCCTTATTGGCATCTTTAACTTCTACTTTTGTGGCATCTGTTTGCACGATGATATTATTCATTGGCGAAAATCCAGGCTTACTGGAAGACTTCCCGCCCTTCTCATCTTGCTTGGCTTTTATCTGTGCGTCAATGAGTGCCCCTTTTAAAATGTCCCTATTGATTTCATTACGATACTTGACCGTATTAAACAGGGCTTCATATAAGGTTCGCTCTCTCTCCTCTTCTTGACCCGCAGTTATTTCCTCTTTGATCTCCCCCATGAGAACACCCAACTGTGTGAAGTCTTTGAGTATTCCTCCCGCTGTGATTTGCCGCATGGCCTGAAGATGTGTACTGCTAAAAGCGGCTGCTGCTATAGCCTCCTCCCTTGCTTTGCCTACAATACCTACTGCCTCCAGACCATGCGTTAACGCCCGTTCCTCTTCCTTTAATTTCTCGGTGAACTTAAGAGAAGGGTCAGGTCTGTGAACTACCTCTTGTTTAGTCGGGGGTTCAACAGGGTCTTTGCTCCACCTTGCGTTAAATTCTTCATCATTATATATCAGCTTATAGATATTACCCTTTGGCATATCCAGTAATAGAGCTGCTTTACTTACATCACCATCAGCTTCTTCCAATGCTAGGTGAATAGCCTTTCGCTCCCCTTTACTGTACTGATTCTTTCTCAAGTAATATAATGCTTAACAGTAGTAGAGGATTTAGAGTGAGCCAGATCTTTAGCTATTGTTTCTATATCCTCTCCTGATTTCTTACGCTGACTAGCATGAGTAACCCTAAAGCAATGGAATGTTTTATCCTCAATACCAAACCTAATCAGCATTCTTTTAAACGTCTGTTGAAACCATGTCCTACGTCCCGCTCCACCATCATCTGGCAGTAAGTATTTCTTTCTTTCTTCTGGGAATAAATATGAATCATCCTCTTGTGGCAGACTACCTATTGTCTTACGCAATCTAGCACTCATCTTTAAAGCAACCTTCTTATCCTTCTTGTCTGTCCACACCTCAACATGAGTTGGGCTAAAGCAATCCCATTCAAGCTGAACGATGTCACCTAAGCGTAACCCTGTCTCGACAGCTATAATTACAGCAGATCTCCAGAACCCCTCAGTGTTTGCAATGATATACTTAACCTCAGCAGGTGTGAATGCTTCCTTCTTCTGTGCTTGTCTCTTCTTATGTGGAACCTTCCTGATGTTAACCTTTACCAGTGAGGCAGGATTGCCAACCATCCACCCCTTAGCTACACAGTAATTAAAGAATGTCCTCAACGCTGACAGCTTATACCTACGAGTAGAAACAGCAGTAATCTTCTTACCGTTATTGATATAATCATTGACGATAAACTCATCTATTTTTTCGGTATGCGTATCTAATAGCTCCTTGTCCTCCAAGAAGTGAGCGACCTCTCTCCAAGTGTTTTCGGCAGTCTTGTTGGATTTACCTATTGCCTCCATCCACTCCATCATTTTATTCAATGCTTCATTTGCTTTCATTGTATGAATAGTTCTATCTCTTTATCTTTAGTTGCTTTCTTTATGAATTCTTTTCTCATGTCAGCGGTTGCTTTATCCGTAACATCTCCAACTATCTTCTCTCTAGTAATGGCTATTGTTAATTTACATTGAACCATTTGAGCCAACAGTCTGTCTATCTTCCCATTGATACGGTCTACGATCTTTAGGTTAGATTGAATAGCCTTACTCTTGGCACATCGTTCCTCAATTTCCTTCTGATATTCCTCGCTTAACTGCATAACACTGTCTCCATTTCTTTATCAGTGGAATATAGTAGTCATCCCAATCAGGCGTAGTCTTAAGGTATTTAAAACGAATAGGCCGCTTGCGTAGGTAGTCCCTGACATACTTCATACAAGTGGAATCAAGGAAGTCTACACCGCAAGCACCTGTAAATCTTCTGAACTTCTCAAGGCTTACACCCTTCCAAGAAGTCATCTCTGATATAGTTAGAACTTCATACTCTGATAGCCCTGACTTATCTGAGATCTCCTTGGTAGACATGGCTGGACCGGGGCGATGCTTGGCCATTAACCTGCATAACACAGGTGGGTAATCATCAACACGTTTCCAGAATTTTTCTGTGACAGACCAGTGAGTCACGGTTTTAGTGTCACATAATTTTTCGTCAAGTCAAGGGAATGGCGTGGAGGTTGGGGAATTAATCCTCCGCTAAATTGAAGACTTCTTCCAACATGCCGCACTCGTGCATAAACAATATCCTTTCAGCAACCGTTCCGTTTTCCCATTCCTCATCAGTTGTGTGGCCATCTTGGTCTGGACCTTCATTCCAAAGATCGCGGTTGTTTGCAGTGAGGTAACACTCCCCCATAGAGATAATTGGTTTCCATTCATCGTCCCAGTTTCTAGCAATAGACAAATCTCCAGTTGTTGATAAACGCCATTCATAATATCCGTTCCTTTCATCATGCTGATAGAAGTCCCACAGTTCGTACTCTTCTCCTATCTCATCGCCATCTATCTTTTGGATTTGTAATCGTTGCAAGTCATTACCAAATGTGAGGCGACAACCAAGGTACTCAGTCTGCCACTCGTACTGACCATCACCGTAAACATTTTTTTCTAATTTCATATCAGTTCCTACTTGGATCTCCTGTTTCATCTGCTGCCACCTCGAATGCTGACTCCAACATCTCAGTGATAGATCTATTTGCTTCTGCAACTCCAAGCGATTTGATAGCCGCGACACTTTGCCCAAGCATCACTGACCATAACGCTTCCTGTGGTTTGATCTGTAATGACACAGCAAGTTGATCGAATAACTTATTGATCTTGTCGTGCTGGTCTGCTGTTAATCTCTCTGGGTTCATGCTTCTATTTGTGCTTCTATTTGCTTTGCGTAGAATTCTCCTGCCTCTCTCATTAGTCTAGCTATAGCTTGTGCGTCTACACCTGGATCATCAATGAACGTGGGGTTCTCAATGCTAATGATTGGGGGCTTTATAGTAACAACTCCTATAAACCTAGGCTTATGTAGGTGGATAACAAGCTCATCATTATTATCATCATTCGCTATCACGAACTTAGACCAATCGTTATCGTTCCATTCTTTCATGCTTCTTCCTCCTCGTAATTTTCTGCTTCGTATTGCCTTTGCTCTGCCTCCATTACGTTGAAGTTGGAACACTCTTCCGATTTCCAATCTTTGCCTTGCAGCTCTAGAACTTTTCTTTCTAGGTCGTTCAACTCTGACTCTAGTTCTATGGCCTCGCCTATCTTCTCTTGAATCTCCTCTGACAGCCAAGCCATCTGTTCTGCTTTTGTTTCTTCACTCATTGCTTTCTATTTCTATTATACTTTACTTGTCAATTGTATTCCAATCAGGCCAATCAGTACCTTCCACTAACCTTGCCATCCCTGCACTGTGCAAGTTATCAAGGTCTAATGCTTTCTTGTATTCTGATTTAGCATCTTCTTCAGTCTCAAACATTGCTATGTTGTCTATTGTTTCTCCGTCATTGAAGAGATCATTTGTAGTAGTAAACACCACATACCATTCCTTCTCCTTCCGCTCCATTGCATTAGCAATTCTATCCAATGCGTCCGTCATCTTTGGTAGCGTTCTTTCTATGAGTCGCTTACCCATTACTGTTTCATGTAGTTCCATTTTTTTCTGTCTGTTGTATAGGCCACTTGCCATCGAAGGCGAATGACCCAAGCTCTTTGTACTTGTCCTTACCATGTAGCTGTTGCAAGTAAGTTACCTTCCCCGCTGTACCAGCTATGCAATCCATATCTTTCACGGCCAGCATTGCCATGCGTTTAGTTCCATCAAACTTGGTATCTAATCTAACGTGTGTTGTGTGTCTTGGTGTCTTCATTTGTTAGCCTCGAAGAATGCTTGAGCAAAACCTCTTGGTGTCTGGCTCCGCATCTCCTTAGTCCTTTCTGATTTGCCTCCGTACATAGTGTGCATCTTAGACCCTAGCACTGGAGGTAAACTTTTCTTTTTAGGTTTAGAGAACTTCCCCCATAAGAGAGTGTACTTGGTGTACTGTTCTTCCTCTCTCTCTCCCACTGGCAACCAACCAGCGAACTCATTAGGATGGAATGCGTACTCTCGAACACCGTACCAGTTCTTCATCCTTCCCACTGGATTCTCTAAGCACCACCACTTTGGGCTGTAGATAACCACTGTCCTCAAGCAAGCATCCACTACTCCTATGTTGTTCGTAAGTTTCTCAGGAGTATGCTTTGCCTTACCTCTCCAGTGCCTAGCTCCTGACACTGCGAACTCAGTACATGGGGGAGCCATAAGGATACCGTGTACTTTTTTATTCAGCTTAGGGAACAGTCGAACATCAAACCCTAGCTTAATGTCTACCTGTATTACCTCGTACCCTGCATCTCTGTAAGGCTGACTCCATCTACCACTGTAATCACATAGGGACAGGATAACCTTACTCATTCACTCCCTTTACTGTGACGCAGCCCTCTTCATACTTGAGGGTGTAATGAGTAAACCCATCAAAGAACTGCTTTATTTCCCAGCCTGTTAAATCAATGACGGGCCTACCTTTTTTTGAAGAAACCTTTCTACGTTCTACAATTATATCATCGTCTTCCAGTAACCAGAACTTAACTGACCTACCTCTTCCTCTTTGTATCCATTGAGGTGCATAATAAGAACCGGGAGTGAAGCCAACCTCTGACAACCTCTTGTTCTCAATCCAGATTCGAGCATGATCCTGCCCTGTCTTCTGGCACTTACCTAATTTGTACTTTTTTACATTGTCCACATTCTTGCCTTTCCATTACCTGTTCACCGCACTCTTCACACTCTTCCTCTTCAGGTTCTTCACCACTGCCATAACAATCAGGACAACTGTATGAAAGGGATGATCCCTGCTCTACATACAGATACCCTTTACCTCTACACCATTTGCATTTCATTTGTTTATCTTACTCTTTTGTATGGGACATCTACTGTCCGTGATTACCATATTTAGTGTCACAAATCCAACGCCAATTCCATTTTGAATTTCATTGCACTCAATACATCCAGCTTTCTTGATGCTTTCCATGTCTCATTGATACCGTACTTGTCATGTATCTTACCTATCTCTTTTACTGTCTTGTTGTATTCTTTTTGGAGCTTATCTCTGTCCCAATTGGAATAGTCTCTACCTTCTTCGTGATTGTAACTCATGCTTTAAACCTGTGCTTTATCCAGTACCCATACTTCTCGTTGGGACTGCGTAGTTGTATGTGATATTTACTGTCTGTCTTCTTGGCTACTAGACCCTCGTAGAACTCACACCCTTGCTTCTCATTGAACTGCTTCATCTCTTCCCAATGAGCATTGA